GACCAACTTGAGATGTTGTCTGCTCGTGAACAGTTAATGGAGGACATTGATTCTATCATCGAATCATATCAATGTGATGAAAACTTTGACATCTACGATTGTGATGACCGTGATGATTTAATCCGTGTTCTGTGTGATGCTGTTTGTAAAAACTTTCCTGTGAAGTAACAACAATATGTGCCACATGTTTTAGTGGCACAGTAAATGAGCACAGACCCCAAAATCGTGTATTATTAAAGAGTCAAAGGGATTCGCACCAATGCAAGAGACCAAGTTCAATCTTTACGGTGAGTTCATCTACCCTAATGGTTTTCAGAAATATGACATTTTAAGTTATATTGCTGAAACAAGAGAGGATGCTATTGCTAAATGTAGGAAGAACAATCCTCACTTTAATATCATTACAATTCGGGTGGATGATACCAAACCTGAATTTGTAAAATCGCAATCTCTCATCTAAATTATTTGCATTATGACAACTAGCATCCGAACAACCTACGACATCAAAACAAAAGAGAAACTTTACACCGTGATTCTGAATCACAAAGTAATTCTCACTCCATATATTACCAACGCAATTCTCTACACTCACAAATGCAAGTAACTGACATTAACATTGAACAATTCTGCCAAGATACTGAAGCAGATTTAGAGATGGTTCTGGATTATCTTCTCTCACATATTGATAATCCCACACAACAACAAATTAACCAAGCAATCGCAATTTATGAGGACTATGTTTACAATGAAGGATTAGTTTGATATAATGTACTCATAGTTAATCATACCCGAATGACTAAACGAGTAAAGGATTTAATTAGTGAACTCGAACTATTAAATCCAAATGAATCAATCTTTTGTCTATACTATACAAAGGATGATGTAAAAAAGTTAGAATACTATTGCACTGATTGTTATCCTTATACTGATGAACTAGCAGAGCAAACAATTACTAAACTAACTGAAGATGGTGATGTAAAGAGTACAGTAGACAAGTTAGTTACTAATACAATGAGAGAAGATACTAGTTATCTCGTACAATCAGAATGTAAGTATGATAGTGATAACATAGTATTAAATGACTCTCCGAGTTACTAAAATTATACCCTGTGGAAAAACTTGTGGAAAACTATTCATTTAATAAATGGTTAAAAAAACATAGTTGCGTGTTTTATGTTTTCCACAGAGGGTGTTGAAAAAGTATATAAATACCCTGATTTATCTTCGTTATTATGTTCTAAACCCTTGATTTAATCGTGTCTAATACTTTGTAAATAGTGGATCTTATAGTCATCTAGGACCGCAGTATATCATAACTTGCAAAATTTGTCAAGTATAATTTTCCGAAGTATTTTCGTTCTCATACAATCTCACATGCACAACTTTACAGTTATGTCAAGGGGTTTCGTATTATAATACCTTATGAGTCTCTCTCAAGTCTCATAAGTTTCGTGAGTATCAACCCTTTAATTCGTTCTCATAAGAATCTCACTGGACTCATGAGTTCGTTGTGTCTCAAACCACTTTATTATTCGTCCACTGGACACACTAGTCTCACCGATTCGTGGTTAGACTGTTAGGGTGGTCTGAGGGTGGGAAGTATTACACAGCACTATGTGATAGTTATGTCAAGGGGTTTAGTCTATTATAATACCGAATAAGACTCTGAGGACTTGTGCGTCTTATGAGATTCGTTTATTCGTGATATTTGGTGAGAATCTCACTGGTCTCACAGAACTTATGAGTCTCAAACCACTTGAAAATTCGTCCACTGGACGCAGTAGTCTCATTGTTTTCGGTGTAGACTACTAGGGTGGTTTGAGGGAGGGAAGTATTACACAGCACTATGTGATAATAATTACACAGTGAGTTCGTATTAGTTTTCCACAGGCAAAGTAATACTTTTCCACAACCCCTGTGGAAAACTAATATAAACCTGTGGAAAACTTTATACCTGGGGGAGGGGTTTATATTACTAATACACAGTGAGTTTCTGATTGTTTATAAACACCTGTACTACTCACAAACTCTCCGAGGGTTTCTAATACTTTACAGATTGCCCTTCGTGTATTATAATAAAACAGTGTTGTGTAATTATAATTAAGTAGTACTGGTTAATTCTTATACCCACGGGGGGGTTTATAATAACAATTACTTAGTGAGTTCGTGATTAGAAATAAACAGCACTAAATAACAGTAACCCTCGGGGGGGTTAGGTTTATTATATAAACCGATGGTATAAAGGTTCTAAGGGGTAAAAATAAAAACGCATAACTACCCTAACCTACAAAAGTATGCATCCACGAGACCTTTATCGACTCACAAAAAAATTTTCCGAGAGGAAAAAGGGTCTCCAAGGTCCATTCAAGAAAAAAAAAATTCCGAGGGGGTTAAAAACCCTGTGAGTGCTATATAACGGAGAATAGAAATTTCTAAAAGAATGAGTGAAGAAGAGAAGGAGTTACTCATCGAGTGCATTCAATTCCGTTTACAGCACGACAAGTCATTAAATAGTAATGAAGTATTACGTGAAGACTTGGAAGAATTGCTCTTTAAAGTAGAGGATATTGATGACTACGTATGACATAAAAGTCAAAGGATTAACAGTAATGGAGAGAGTTACTCCAGAACAACTGGCACAGAGTGTGAAAGATGCTCAAATGATTGTGTGGTTGCGAGGGGGTAAAATGGAAGATGTTGAGTATGTAATAAATACAAAGTCTTCTTAAGAGGAGAAAAAACCCCGTCCGCAACGTAGTTGCATTTGATGTGAAGGGGTGATATAATTATAGAGTTGGAATTTACATTTTTATGGCCAAAGGATTTACAGTAAAAGCAAAGGCACCGACAGTTAATAAGAACGTTGACAACTTCGACCTTGCAGCAGCAAAGGAGATGATTAAAGGTAAGGCAGTTGTATTCTGCTTGCCTGGACGAGGATGTTCATATACCTTTTTAAAGAGTTTTGTACAGTTGTGTTTTGACCTTGTACAAGCAGGTGCGAGTATTCAGATTAGTCAAGACTATAGTTCCATGGTGAACTTTGCACGATGCAAGTGTCTTGGTGCTAATGTATTGCGTGGACCGAATCAGAAACCTTGGGATGGTAAACTGCAATATGATTATCAGTTGTGGATTGACAATGATATTGTCTTCGACACCGAGAAGTTCTATCGTCTGGTAGCAATGGATAAGGACATTGCAGCAGGTTGGTACATGACTGAAGATGGTCGTACTACGAGTGTTGCTCACTGGTTGGAAGAGGATGACTTCCGTACCAATGGTGGAGTGATGAATCACGAAACTGCTGAGACCATGCCGAAACGTAAAAAACCGTTTACCGTTGACTACACTGGTTTCGGGTGGGTGTTGATTAAGAAGGGTGTATTTGAGAGTCTTGAGTACCCTTGGTTTGCTCCGAAGATGCAACAATTTGAATCGGGAGAAGTTCAGGATATGTGTGGTGAGGATGTCTCCTTCTGCCTGGATGCCAAGGAAGCAGGATTTGAAATCTGGTGCGACCCTCGTATTCGTGTTGGTCATGAGAAGACCCGAGTTATCTGATTTATTGACTCCTACGTAGGGGTCTTTTTTTTTATGGTTGACGGAGGGTCTTAGAGGTGTTATAGTGTATTCAAGCCACTGATGAGTGGTGAAAAAAACCGTAAAAAACAACCGTTTAGGAGACACCAATATTATGGCAGCACGTCGTGGAAGTGGAAACACCAAACTTGACCCAGTTCCCAAAAAGACTCGTCAGGGGTCTGGCCAACATACTAAATATGCAGCAAGTAGCCGTAATAAGGCTCGTAAACGTTACCGTGGACAAGGTAGGTAAGTATGTATTATCTGGATGGGAATGTAGAGTATCACGATATCCATCCAAAAGACTTGTGGGTCTATAACAAATTACAATTATGTCGGGTTTTGGGGTATAAATGCGGACCAGTTGGGTCCGATGTTCCAGAACCCAATTTTTATGTTGTAAAACCAGCAATCAATTTCATGGGAATGTGCCGTCATGCCCGTATTGTGTGGTTAGATGGGTCAACAGACCACTTTCACCCTGGTGAATTCTGGTGTGAAGTCTTTGAAGGAGAGCATTTGAGTGTTGATTATCAGAATGGGGAGTGTAAACTAACAGTCAAAGGGTATCGTAGTCCCGAAAAACCCCTTTACAAGTGGGATAAATGGGAAAAAATCGACAAAAAGGTAGAATTACCCGAAATTTTGCAAGATTTGGAGGGAAAATACGAATGGATCAACTGTGAATTCATTGATGGGCACCTAATTGAAGCACATATGCGTCCAAATCCCGATTTTAGGCATGGAAATGTGATTGCAATTCCAAATTGGGGTGATATTAGTCAGTATAGGGAGTGTGAACTCAAGAAAAATTACAAATATGTCGATGATCCTGACTATAAACGCAAAGGATTCTGGATAGATTAAATAATACGGAGATAGAACCTCCCAAAAAGTTCTGTTTAACCGAATGGAGAAACAGATGGCTAAGTATCACGTAGACAGAGACCCTGAATACATGTATAAAATGTGGGGAACAACCTCTTTGATTACTGATTACTGGACAAAACCACATAAAACGAACGATGCATCAGAACTTTCTAGTGAAGAACTCAATGCACGACTGAAAAAACAGAATGAATTGCATGAAAAAATTCGTAATGATGCGGATTATGACGATTGGGAGTATGGAACTGAACCAGTTTACGGAAAAAAGGGTTAAATAACTATTATAGATAGTATATAATACTCTTGTTTTATAGATGGCACGAAAGGTCTCTAGGGCATTTAAGGATATTAGTTTATCTTTTATCAAACACCCCGTTACAAATGATATTTTGGCAATCAAAAACGAGGATGCCATCAAGAGATCTGTCGTAAATCTGGTACGGACTCAAATTGGTGAGAGATTTTTTGAACCTCTCATTGGAACTTCATTGGAAGGTTCATTATTTGAACTATCTACCCCAGAAATTAGCATTTCATTGGAGAGTGAGATAAGAGTTCTACTCGATAACTTTGAACCACGTATCAATATTAGAGATATTCGAGTAGAACCATCATCAGATGACTATGAATTGAACGTAACCTTAACTTATGACATCGTTGGTCTTGCAATACCTAGACAAAACATCGAGTTTCTTTTACAACCAGCTAGGATATAATGTCGTTCAATCAATTTACAAACTTAGACTTTGATGATTTAAAGTCACAAATTAAAGACTACCTAAGAACAAACAGTAATTTTACTGATTTTGACTTTGAGGGGTCTAATTTTTCAGTATTGATTGATATTTTAGCATATAACTCATACATTACTGCGTTCAACACGAACATGGCAGTAAATGAGTCGTTCTTGGATAGTGCTACATTACGAGAAAATGTAGTATCACTTGCTAGAAATATTGGATATGTCCCTCGTTCAAAGAGAGCAGCAAAAGCAAAAGTCAGTTTTACTGTTGACACTGCTGGATTTTTAGATGTAAGGTCTGTAACGTTAAAAGCAGGTGTAGTTGCACTTGGTGCAATGGCATCGGGTAGTTATATATTCTCAGTACCAGAAGATATTACTGTTCCTGTTGATGTTAATGGAATAGGAACTTTTAGTAATATTGATATTTTAGAGGGAACATATCTCACTAAAAACTTCACCATGGATGACTCTCAACCAAACCAGAGATTTGTCATTCCCAACTCAGATGTAGATTCAACATCAATTCGTACATTTATCAGTGACTTAACTAACGAAGAATATACTCTATATTCAAATATTTTAAATATTGACAACACATCAAAGATTTTCCTCATTCAAGAGGTTGAGGATGAGAAGTATGAACTTGTATTTGGTGATAATGTCTTTGGTAAGAAACCAAATACTGGAAGTTCTATCTTTGTAAGTTACATTATCACCAATGGTAAGGATGGAAACGGTGTTTCTAACTTTACATTCTCTGGAATTATAGAAGATAACAACCAAAACAGAATCACCACTGGTATTTCTAGAATTTCAACCATTCAATCATCAGAAAATGGTGATGATATTGAAAAAATTGATAGTATTAAGTACCTCGCACCTAGGGTTTATTCGTCCCAGTACAGGGCAGTAACAGCAAATGACTATAAGGGTCTAATACCTACTATCTTCCCCAATGTAGAGGCAGTGAGTGCCTATGGAGGAGACGAATTAGACCCACCAGAGTACGGAAAGGTATTCATTTCCATCAAACCAAGGCAAGGTAAGTTCCTTTCTAAGGTTACTAAGGAACAAATCAAAAAAGACTTGAAGCAATATACAATTGCAGGTATTAAACCTGAGATTGTTGACCTCAAATACCTGTTTGTTGAACTCAATACCAGTGTTTACTACAATAGAAGTGCTATTGCAGACGTAACAGCACTGAGAAATCAGGTAATTAGCACTTTGGACTCATATGGAAAGTCATATGACCTGAATAACTTCGGTGGAAGATTCAAATATAGTAAAGTGGTTGCATTGATTGATGATATTAACCCAGCAATCACGTCAAACATTACTACATTGAAGATAAGACGTGATTTACAACCAGTTTTTGGTTCTTTTGCTACTTATGAGATTTGTTTTGGTAATGCTTTCCACATTAAGAAGAAAAATGACGCAGATGACCGTGGATACAACATCAAATCCAGTGGATTTAGAATTGAAGGAGTTGATGGTGTAGTTTATATGAGTGATGTTCCTACTGATTCTGAAAAAGGTTCTATTTTCTTCTTTACTTTAGTTGATAACGTACCATTTATTATTAAAAATAATGCAGGTGTTATCTATTATAAGAAGGGTGAGATTTTATTAGACACTGTTTCTATTGTAGCAACAGAAAGTCCTAATGGTGTTGAAATTGAGGCAATACCAGAGTCAAATGATGTCATCGCATTGAAGGATATATACTTAGACCTAAGTATGGAGAAATTAGTCGTCAACATGGTTGAAGATAAGATTTCTTCTGGAGAGAATACTTCCGCAACAGAGTATATCGTAACATCAAGCTACGCAAACGGATCAGTATATACAAGATAAAATGTCAGATAACAGAGTAACTATTCAGCACATCATTGAAACTCAGATTCCTGAGTTTTTGAATGAGGACTCTCCCCTTTTCAGGGAGTTTCTTGATGCGTATTATGTTTCTCAGGAGCATAAGACAGGAACAATAGATCTTGCTGCTCGTTTGCCCGAGTTGAAAGACCTTAAGGCATATAACAATGAGTTGTTTGCATCTGCCCTTGTCCCATCTTTGCTAGCAGCAGAAGTAACTGCATTTGATACTGACATATCAGTAAGTCATACTATCGGATTTCCCGACAAAGATGGTTTGATTAGAATTGATAATGAAATCATATATTATAAGTCTAAGTCGGCAAACGGTTTTAGTGGTTGTTCTAGAGCATTTAGTGGAATCACAAATATCTTAGAAAATGCTGTTTCAAATTATAGTGAGACTGACCTTGCTCCACATTCCGCAGGTAGTCAGGTTACAAACCTTTCATTAATCTTTTATGCGGAATTATTTGAGAAGTTTAAATCGCAGTTTTTACCTGGATTTGAGGAGAGACAATTTGTACCCCAGGTAGAGATTTCAAATGTGCTTGCAAGAGCAGTTGATTTTTATACTACGAAAGGAACAGACACATCATACAAGTTATTATTCAGGGCACTTTATGGTGAGAACGTAGAAGTAATAAAACCACAAGAATTTCTTCTCAGACCTTCTGATGATAGTTTTTTCAAAACAAGAAATATTCTTGTAGAAAAAGTTAGTGGATCTGACCCACTTCTTTTAAATGGAAAAACACTCTACCAAGAAATTGGTAATGTAGAACCAGCAACTGCTGCTATTTTTGTTGTTGGGTATAGACCTGTTGATAACAAAGACCTATATGAAATTTCTTTAGATAGTTCTTCCTTCATCTATGACTTTAAGACTACTAAGAAAACAAATATCTCAAAAACAGTTTCAGTTAATGACACAACCATCAATGTAGATTCCACAATTGGATTCCCAAATGCTGGAACACTTACAGTAACTGATGGAGATTCACTATTTAACGTAAGTTACACTGAAAGAACGAATAATCAATTCTTAGGATGTTCTGGAGTTGTTAGTGAAATTAAATTTGGATCAGAAGTTCTTGAAGCAAACTTTGCATATGTGTATGATGATAATGGTGACAAAGTTGAATTTAGACTTATTAATGTTATAGGTAGCATTAATTATGAAGAAACTTCAAACTTACTAAAAGGTGATAAAATTGCATTATCATCATTTGGTGCTGAATTAAGTGATAAACCTGAATTTAATACTTGGATTTATAACAATGTAACCAATCATAAAATCAAATCTATATCCCTTGCAAATGCTGCATCTGGTAACAGATATAGAATTGAATTTTTTGATAATATTAATTTCTTTCTTGACCAGGAAGTCATACTGCGACAAATAGAAATAGCTACAGATTCAGGTATTTCTGGAGTAGTACAAAATCTCATTTCTGATAGAATTGTGGAGGTCGAATGTTCTACAAGTCCTCTTGATAAAGACACTCTAACTACTTCTTTGATGTTGGGTAAGAGTGATCAGAACGCAACACCTTCAGTTTCTACCATCCCAATTGCAATTCAGAATACTTACATTGATGAAAGAAATGAAAACTTCTATGTCGCAGCATCTGGCCTTCCTAACTATACCCTGTTCACAAAAGAACAGGTCATCACTACTTCTACTCAAGTTAGTGTTGGTAACACCGATGTTTTAGATACTGACAAAGTACACAAGTTTTACACTGGTGAAAAAATATTTTATACACCAAATACAAATTCTGGTATTGCTACTGGAATTTATCATGTCACTACAGTTGGTGATGTCAAGGATAGTAAGAAGGTAAGACTATCATTAAGTAAGAGTGATTTATATTCTAAGAAATATATTACCTTTAGAGATATCTCTGGTGATAGTTTTGTAAAATTAGATTATGAAAATAGAGTTGTTGAAAATCAAAAATTATTCAAGAAATTCAATTTTGTAAAAGGTGACCCATCATTAAGAGAAGTTGCTACCAGAACTACTAATAATAGACAAATTGGTTTATTGGTTAATGGTATTGAAGTTTACTCACCATCACTATTTGATGAAAACATTTATTATGGAAAACTAGAATCAGTTCTTGTTACTAATCCTGGTTCTGGGTATGATGTAATCAATCCACCAGAACTTGAAATTAAAGATACTCAAGGAACAGGTGCGAAGGCTTATCTCAATATTAGTGGTGGTCTTTCTGACATTAGGATTATTACTCCTGGAATTGGATATCAAACAAAACCAAAGATTACTCTCGTTGGTGGTAATGGAACTGGTGCTGTTATTGAACCAAATTTAGTTAAGTCTCAAATTGTTGCTGGATTCCAAGGTGATGGAACTGGGGTCAATCCTACTACAGATGTAATTACATTCATTAATAAACATAACTTTGATAATGGTGAGCAAGTTTCATACATTACTAATGGTAATGCAGAATTAAGACCATTTAAAGAAGACTCTGTATATTTTGTTGGAGTTGAAAGTCCAACTCAAATTAAATTGTATGATAAAGAGTCTGATGCTCTACAAAGAGTCAACCCAGTAAATGTTGTTGGTATTAGTTCTGGTTTCCATTCATTTAAGACACTAGAAGCAAAGAATACCATAACTCAACTTTATGTTCTTAATAGTGGATCTGGATACTCAAACAAAATTGTAAAGATTCCATCATTAATTGCTTTTGATGGAACTAATAATGGTGTAAACACTTGGGACCATTATATTCATGCGACAGACCACAAATTTAAAGATAAAGATATTGTAAGATACAGCACTACTGGTGATGTAATATCTGGACTATCTACATCTAATGAGTATGTTATCACTGTAGTCAGTAAGGATACATTCAAATTATCTGATATTGGTGGTACAGATGAATTCTTTGATGTTAATCACCGTGAAAAGAGATATATCAATATTAATGGTATTGGAACAGGTGTTCATACCTTCTCTTATCCTCCAATTCGTTTACAGATAGAAACATTATCTGGTATTGGTGCAACTTCAATTATTGAACCAAACTTTGAACCAATTGTTCTTGGTTCAATTGATAGTGTGTTTGTCGAAGACACAGGTGTTGGATATGGTGTATCTGATGTAATTAACTTCCATAGAAGACCAGACATTCAAATCAAAGATATCAAGTCTGAGGCATTACTGAGACCTATTGTCGTTAATGGTTCTATTGTTGATGTTCAGTTTTTGACATTTGGTTCTGGATATGAAAAAGGTATTGACCTTATAGTAACTGGAGATGGTACATTTGCAGATTTGAGACCTGTTGTAGATGATAATGGAAGAGTAGTAGCAGTAAACATTGCAAATGGTGGAATTGGATATAATCCTGATACTACAGAAATAAGAGTAACTAGAAGAGGAATTGATGCTAAATTCTTGGGTGATGTATTTGAGTGGAAAATTAATCAAGCAGAAAAATATAAGGAATTATTATCAACTCCCGATGAAGCTCTTATTGTTCCAAGTAAAGTAAAAGAATTTGGACTGCATCCAGTTAACTTCTATACACCAAAACTACTCAGAAGAACTTTAAAAGACCACATTGATGATTCCAATAGGGAAAAACCAGATAATACCCACTCTCCAATTGTTGGATGGGCTTATGATGGAAATCCAATTTATGGACCATATGGTACAGTTGGTTCTAGTATCCAGAAGATTAGATCTAGTTATGCGAAGAAAGTTGAACCCAATCCACTATTACGTCCTTCTACATTCCCCGAAGGATTCTTTTTGAATGACTTCTATTATGATAGAGCAATTGGTGACTTAGACGAATTTAATGGAAGATTCTGCAAAACTCCAGAATATCCTGATGGAATTTATGCATATTTTACAACAATTGATAACAGTGCGGTTGCAAAACCAGAGTATCCATATGTTGTTGGTGAATTCTTTAGAGATTATGTAATTCCAAGAAATTATGAACCAAACTTTAATCAAACAATCTCTATTGAAGATTTGAATTTGATTAGAAATACTTCACCATATTACTTAGACTCTGAAACATCAACGTATGATTTGCTTGAAAAGTCTAATGAAAAGTATAAGCAAGAATTTAGTATTACCAGTACACTTAACTCTGGAATTGATGGAGTAAGCATATACTCTCCAGGAACAGGATATAAAGTTGGTGATAATATTAATTTTAACAACTTTGGAACTGGTGGTACAGGTGCTTCTGCAGTTGTTTCAAGGATTAAGGGTAAACCAATTAATAGTATTAAAGTTGGAATTTCAACTCATACTGGAGTTAAGTTATTCACTACTGGAAATTCAGTTATTGGATTTACACAAGAACCACATGGATACGTCACTGGTGAAATAATTCAAGTTAGTGCAGTTTCTGATACAGTTCAAGCAAATTTTGAGGGTTCTAGAGAGATTTTTGTTCCACAAAAAACAGTAAATCTACTTTCAGACATTGATACACTAGCAGCAACTGGTTTAACTACTTCAATTACTGTTGGTGATGTTAATGGATTCAATGTAAATGATTTTATTAGAATTGGTGAGCAAGAAACTGCACAAATTGTTAGAATTTCACCAGAAGAATCTAAATTTACTGTAAATAGATTATCAAATTCTGGTATTCATACTGTTGGTATTTCTAGTATTACTTTACTTCCAACAGAGTTTAGATTTGGTTTAAGTGCAATTAAAAAGCAAATTCCACGCAATGATTTGTATTTCTTTGATGCAAAGTCATTTATTGGATTTGGAACTCAAATTAATAATTATACTTTATCTGATGGAAAGAACTTACCAATTCCTCCAGGTGGAATTTATATCCCAAATCATAATTTCCAAACAGGACAGGAATTAAAGTACCATGTTGGTTATGGTGGAACTGGAATTTATGCAGGTGGTCAGGAACTCCAGGATGGTTCAACTGTATATGCTATTAACCTTGGTGTAAACTTTGTTGGTCTATCAACAGCATCAAATGTAGTAACACCTCTTATCATTAATGATAATGCAGTTGTTACAGGTGCAGCACACTCCCTAGTATCAAATTACTCTAATGTAACTTGTAAAGTTGAAGAGTTTAGTTTAGATGTTGTTACTGACGGAGCACATAAGTTAGAAACCGCAGAGAATGTAAAATTCAATCTTCTACCAAGACTAACTGATAGTTTTAAAGTAAGATATGACACCAAATTAAGAAAATTAACCACAGAAAAAGTTGATTTTGATTCTACTCAAAGTGGTATTAATATTTCTACTAATGAAATCAATCTACCTAATAATACTTTTGAAACTGGTGACAAGATTGCTTACTATGTTGGTTCTGGAACTACTATTGGCGGATTAGTTGATAATCAAACTTATTTTGTAATTAAAGAAAAACCAGACTTTATTAGATTATCCGATTTCTTTATCAATGCAAATAATGGTGTTGGAATTTCTCTTACTTCTTATGGAACTGGAACCCAACAATTTGCAAAGATTAATCCACCTCTCACTGGAACTAAGCAAAATATAATTAGATTTGACTTATCCGACCCCAGTTTGATTGGAATGGATTTGAGAATATTTAAGGATAGTAGTCTATCAATTGACTTAGAAACATACAGATATAGAAGAAATTCTATTGAATCTGGTCTTCCTGGTGCAGAATTGATTATTGATTCATCTGAAGAGTTTATTGGTAATACTCTTTTCTATAATATTATCCCATTAGCACCAAGTATAGTTGAAAAACGTCAGTCTTCTGCAGATACTGAGGTTGTTGGAAATAATAAAATTATTCTAAAACCAAGTATTTTCAATCAACAATATTCTGTTGTCTCGATTGGTACTACTACATTCAAGTTTAATCTAAAAGACAAGCCAGAATACTTTGATTACACTGTGAATAGTGGTGTTAGTACTATTTTCTATGATACAGACTCCAGAACTACTGAGGGTCCAATTTCTGACATTAAAGTTAATTTTGAAGGAAGAGGATATAGTAAAATTCCAAGAATTGATACAATTGACAGTGATACTGGTTCTGATGCTGTTATTAAAGCATCATCAAATACAATTGGTAAAATTGACCTGATTGAAAGGGTTAAGGATGGATTTGATTATCCAACTGACCCAACATTGAGACCAATTCTTAGTGTTCCAGCAGTTTGCCAGATTAAGGACATTGCTAGAATTGATAATATTGGAATTACAACTGGAGGTAAAGGATACCAGGTTGCTCCAACTCTGAAAGTCATTGGAAATGATGATATTGAACTGGAAGCATCAATTCAAGGTGGTAGTGTAACTAATGTTGTCATCAATAAAAATACTAAAAATTTAAATGGTCCACTGAAAATCGTTGCAACACGAAATTCTAACGGATATGACATTGATGATATTACTTACAATATTAGTCAAAATGAAGTTACTCTTGAACTAGTAAACTCCGACTCACAAATCTATCCTCTAAGTGGGGAATTCCCATTTGCGGTTGGAGATGAGATTTTTGTTGAAAATACAAGAATTTCTGATGCAGATACTAAAAATGGTTATAATTCTGCTGATTACAACTACAGATTCTTTGTTGTAAGTGGAATTAGTACAACTAATTTTACAGTCACTTACAGTATGAATGGATTTGGTTCAAATCTTGGTAACTACAATACAGATATCAACTTTGGTTATGTAATAAACAAGAAAGATATCGCAACTTTCAAGATGAATATCATTGATGACCTTGGATATTTCTCTGGTGAAAACGTCATTGGTTATAATTCTCTAAACCAGCAGGTATTTACTGCTAAAGTCATGGAGAGTGGATGGGATAATAAAATTAATCAATTAAGACTGATTGATAGTGAAGGTGTACTAAAACCTGGTGATAAACTATTAGGTAGTAGGTCCAGATTGTTTGGAACGGTTGAAACTGCTTCTCAATTTAATCTTACATCTGAACTTCATACAACTAGAGAAAAAATCAATGACCTCAAGGATAATGCTGGTTATTTAAATGATTATCAACAGAGAATTGCCGATAATGACTATTATCAAAAGTTCTCATATGCATTGAAATCTAAACTTTCTTATGAAAGATGGAGAGAGTCTGTTAGATCACTTGTTCACCCAGCAGGATTCAAGGAATTCTCTGACCTTGATGTTATTTCTAACACATCTTCAACAGGTCAAAATATGAAGGTTGGTGTTGGTGATTCTTCACTGAATGTGCTCATCAATGTAGATGGTGGTGGGTCCATGTATGCAAGAAATAACTTTGCAATGGTCACTGAGGATGAAATTCTACCAAACGGCACCATTGAACGTATTTTCTTCCCAGAGGGAGTAAATCTCAGACCATATATTCTCAATAAGACGAATAAAGTTCTGAAAATTGATGATATAAGTTCTCAATTTACTGGATTTACAACTACTACTGGTGGTCAAATAGTTGGACTAACAACATTCTCACTCACCAATAAAGGATTCCCATTATTCTATAGAGAGTTTGATGGTGGTGTTGAGACAAACTTTGATATTCAGAGTGATAGATTCTCATTCCAGAATCATAATTTCCAGTCTGGACAGACTCTTAAATATTTAACTAAAGATGTTCTTAGAACACCAGTCGGAGTTGCAAATACTTTTGTTGAAAATTCTTTCTCATATCCATCTCCAACAGACACATTCGATTCACCATTTGATAGTTATGATTCAACTATCAGAACATTCGATGAGAATTAACAGATAAATAAAAGAAAAAGTATCGTGTGCAATGGCGAAATTAGGGATAAACACTGGTTCCACTCCAAATGATGGCACTGGTGACTCATTATTGAGTGGTGCTATAAAAGTTAATTCCAATTTTGACGAGATTTATGCCGCATTGGGTGATGGTTCTTCAATCACCAACTCCATCGACTTTGCGGTTGTTGCTGGTTACTCTACGGCATCTGGTATTGCTACCTATGCCGTTAATTCTGGTGTCTCTACATATGCAATATCAGCAGGTGTAGCAACAAATTCTAGTCTTGCCTCTGTTGCAACGTATGCTCTTGCTGCTGGAATTGCCACAGAAGCACAATTTGCTGGTGGACTAGGTGGAACTCCAGATATTATTGTTGGTGATGTAACTGCATCTACATTAACTGGAGCAGGAGAAAGAATTTCTGGTATTGTCACATACCTCGTTGCAGGTGATAATATTGGAATTGATACTAACTTTGGAACGGTTACTATTAATAATAACAAACCAGATGATTTCCCATCAAAATGGGTTCAATCTGGTGTTGGAATTCATACCTTTGCAAATGTTGGTCTTGGTACAGATAATCCACTTGCAGACTTCCATGTTCATAGTTCCAATGCGAAGTTTACAACTGGAAGTAGTTTAAGTCTGGATGATAATAATCCAATCAACTTTGGTTCTTCTGGTGCTTCAGATTCTACAGTATTCTTTGATGGCAATGAATTAGTTCTAAAGTCTGGATCAAAAATCAGTATTAAAGGTGCAAATACCAAGATACTTGATGCTCCTAATGCTGAAGGTCCAATTCTTTATTACAATGGTGTAGAAAAACTCCAAATACAGCAAACTGGAGTTGATATTACAGGAAAAACAGAAATTTCTAGTGATATCAATGTAGTAGGTGTTGCAACTGCTAGTGAATTCCATGGTGATGGTTCCAATCTCACTGCTCTTCGTGCTGAGCAACTTGAAGGTGGTCCTCTGCCAGTGCTTGATGGTCAAGCATTGACTGGAATTGCAACAATGCGTTCTAAGGTATCTGTAGCAGCAACTGCTTATGGTGTTATCTTTACTGGAGTTGGATTTACTGAGTTTGAAGCATACAATACTTACTCACTCTTAAAAATTGGTGTTAGTACATCCAATGTTAGAGTTAGATTGTATGCTGATATTACATCAAGAAACAATGATACTGGTAGAGCAGTTGGTGCAGCATATTCCACAAGTATCCATCTAATTCATGACGAATTCATTGGAGAGGCAGCAGAATCTTATTCTCCACTTGGAACATATGGTAAGAGACAAGTAATCGCACCAGCAGTTACTGGATTTAATATGGAAGATGGTAATAGAAATGGAAAAATCTATGCAACTTTTGATAATTACACTGGTTTTGCAACCGATATCACTACAGTTCTAGAAATTGTAAGATTAGAATTTTGATAATGAGTAATAGTCAATAACGAGTAAAATAATATGAGAACAGTACCAGGCTCAGGAGCACAATTTACTCCAATCTTTAACTCCGACTATGGTGTGGAGTCCTTCATTGTAGGGGCTGGTGGAACGGATTATGATCCGAATGACCCACCAAAGATTGAGATTGATGAAACGAATGTACCTATACAAGAAGGTGTATTTTTCCCTATTATTAGAAATGGGGAAATCGTAAGGATTGCTGTATTAGAAAAAGGATTTGGATATTCACCACTTATTCTTGCTGGTGGTACAAAAGTTGGCATCGCAACAACTTCATTTGTAGAGAGTTCTCTTCTTGTTAGAACTGGTGTTGGAACTGAAGTTTCTGTCTCTGTTGCAAGTACTGCTTCTCATGTAATCATGGCAGTTGAGGGTAGTAACGGTTCTTCTATCCTTGAAAATGGTTATAATAAAACAATCACACAATCTGGTTATGCTGGAACATCAGCACCTGTTATTCCAGATGGTAGTAGCAATCAAAATGTATTTTACGGTTTTACTCATCCATTTGAATCTTATGCAACCAGTGGTGTAGGAACTGGTTCTAAGTACAATGTATTCATTGTTTATGACTCTGGCACTGGTAGTGCAATATCAACATCAATCGTCCTTAGAGAGGGTGGTAATGGGTATGCAGTAGGGGATACTGTGTCTATTGCGGGAACCTATATGGGTGGTCAAACTCCACTTAATGACCTTTCATTCACAGTAAGTGCTGTTGCAAATACAAGAATTCCAGCACAAGCAAATGTAGTATATTCTGACTTGGAAGCAGAAACTATAGTTGGTTCTGGAACAAGTGCAATATTTGAGATTTCAAGAGATGGTCTTGGTGATATTACTGATATTAGTGTAACTAACGGTGGTCGTGAATACGAAATGACCAGTCTGCTGAAGATTTTAGGAACAGCAGTTGGTGGTGTAACACCTCAAGATGATATTTTCCTTTCACCAAAAGTTCTTGGTGCAGATAAGTTACCAGAAACATTATATGTTAGGAAGTTAGATAATAATACATTCACAGTTTCGGGTCTATCTACATCATCAAGACTTGATATTACCTCTGTTGGTGAAGGAATCCACACCCTTGAATATGAAGGCTCAAATGAAAGTAGTATAATCTCTATTGATAACATAGTCCAAAATTCTCTCTATAAGAGAGACCTTGTTGTAGGATTGGCACAGACTGTTGGATATACTACTAACAAGATTTATCTTACAGGAATAAGTTCTATTACTGTTGCAGATACTATTCAAGTAGGTTCCGAATTCTTTAAGATTAATACTATTGGTCTTGGTGCTACAAACGAGTTTGGAGTAACTAGAGGGTATCTGGGTACTAGAGTGGATTACCATGCTGTTGGAACGGCAGTAACCATTCATAGAGGAGATTATAATATCACTAAAGACCAAATTCATTTTACAACTGCACCTTATGGTCCAACTGGACCAGAAGGATTGAAGGTCAACTCAACATTTAGTGGAAGAGCATTTAGTAGAAGATTCGATCCAGGAACTCCTAATGATAGAAATGTTATTTTTGACGACCTGTCAACACAATTTGTTGGTGCATCATCAACTGAGTTTGTATTGAGAACAAATGAGGAAAGAATTGTTGGTATCTACACAGATACAAATACAGTTTTAGCAAGTGGAATTGATGTTAACAATAATCCATTAGTATTCATCAATAATGTTCCACAGATTTCAGGAACTGATTTTACTGTTGATAATGACAACGATGGTAATAATAGAATAAGATTCCTTACTGGAACCCCTTCTGCTGGTAGAATTGTTAGAACTGGATTAACTAGTGGTACTGGTTATGCCCCATTAATTGGTGCTGGTGCAACTGTAACAATTACTGGTGGTCAAATTACTGATATACATCTAAGAGGTGCTGGTAGTGGATATAGAAATCAACCAGAAATCTTATTAGATGCTGCTGCAGGTGCAGGTGCTGCATTTACCTGTACTGTTGGTGCAGGGGGAACAATATCATCTATCAGTGTTGTGAATGCTGGTGCTGGTTATACTGCTGGTGCAGAAGTCAATATTGGAATCCCATCAAATTACTTCTCAGTTCCACTAGTTTATGCTGATGGTTATTCTGGAACTGGAGAGGGTGCTAAAGCAGATTTACAAGTTGGTAATAGTGGTGACATAATTTCATTTATGATGTCAGACCCTGGTGAATTCTATAGAGTTCAGGATGTATTGACTCCAGATACATCATCTAATGGTTTGGTCACTTCAACTTCTGGAAACTTTACAGAGTTTTTAGTTGAAGTTGAAGATATCATGACTGACAAGTTTAGTGGATTCTATCCTGGTCAATTTATTCAATTTGATAATATTGAAAGATTCTTTAATGGTTCAAAGAGGAAGTTTACCCTAACTGTTTCTCAGGGAGGAGAAACAGAAATCTTGAGTCTTAAGATAGACCCAACAAGTGACATGGATTTGGCACAAAACATGTTTGTATTCATCAATGATATTCTTCAAGCACCAAACCAGTCATATGATTTCGATGGTTCTAGAATCGTATTTACTGAACCACCAGTACCAAACTCCAAATGCACAATTTTGTATTATAGAGGTTCCGATTTAGATGTTGAGCAGGTAGACCCACCAAGAACAATTAAAGAAGGTGATGGTGTTCAAATTGGAGATAATGCTTTAGATCCAAAGGATAGACCACAGTTTGAACGTATTGTTAAGAAGATTATTTCTTCAAACTCACTAGATACATTTACATATGATAGTATTGGAATCAATACAGATGCAACTGCTGAACGTCCTCTAAGATGGACAAAACAGACGGAAGATAAGATTATAAATGGTGTTCTTTACTCTAAAGCTAGACCAGACCTTAAATCTCGTGTAGAACCTACTGCAAAGTTAATTAAAACTTTAACTCCTGGTGCAAATGAAATTTATGTTGATAACGCATATCCATTATTTGTTGATGTAGATGAGTTATCAGAAGACATCAATAACATAAAAGTTGTTGATACTGGTGAGGTTAGAGCAGCAATTTCTTCGGCAACGGTTTCTGCTGCTTCTACTGTATCTTCAATTTCAGTTATTGATGGTGGAACTGGATTCTATAGAACTGCAAACCCTGTAGTTGCTATTTCTTCAGCAACTATCAGAAAGAAAGACCCCATTTATGGTTGGGTTGGCATTTCTACTACCTCTGGTATTTCAACTACAAATACATACAGTGACATTGTAATTGGTAAACCTATTGTTGCAGTTGGTTCTAGTGGTGCTCTTGGAATATCAACTAATGGTTTTGAGTGGGCAGAAGAGTATATTGGTTATGGTGGAACAATCAACTTTAACTCTGTTGCAGTTGCAGCAACATCTAGATTCTTTGCTGCAGGTGATAATCAGAAGTTGGTTGTTAATACTGGTGTTGGTACAGGATTCTCTAACCCTTGGACAGAGATTAAGTTACTGAAAGAAACTGTTGTTCTTGGTCTTCCACAACCAGTAATTACTTTTAGTCAATATAGTGGTGACTTTAAGTCTGTTTCACATTCATCCTTCCATGATACTAGTGTTGTTGTTGGTTCAAATAATGGTGTCTTCAGTGGAGTTGGTATTGGAACAACATCTTTCTTTGAAAGAACACCTGGAACTTTTGCTAACTTCAATGCAGTAGCAAATAATGGTGCTGTTTTTGTTGCAGTTGGTGATGCTGCAACAATTATCCATTCTTCTGATGGTGGATTTATTTGGGCACAAATACCACCATTACCATCAACTAGAAACTTCTTAGATGTAATCTGGACAGGAACTCAGTTTGTATTGGTTGGTGAGCATGGAACCATCTTTACTTCAACTGCTGGAACTACAAATTGGAATAGAATTGTACCAAATATTGGTGATCACCTGCATAAGATTAAGTATGAATATGGTGTTTACGTTGCAGTAAACCATGTTGGTCAAGTTCTGTTCTCATTAGACCTTTCTTATTGGACTTATAGAGATACAAATCAGACCCAAGCAGTTAGTGACTTGGCATTCATTCCAGTTCCACCACCTGCATTCTCAAGACCTGCAGGTATGGATATTGTAAATGAAGATGGTAGATATATTCTTGTTGGTGCTGGTGGAACAATTATGTATGCAGACCCTGTATACAATAGAGCAACAGCAACTGCAAACTTAGTTAATGGTGTGGTTGACAGTGTAGATGTTGATAATCCTGGATTTGGATATCTATCCAATCCACCAATAATTATTGAATCGGGAACTACTCTTCAAGAAGAAATCTTCTCAATCAAAGCAGAGGGTGATTATGGTGAGATTGTTGAGGTTGGTGTTGGCAATTCATTCATTGATTTTAGACTTAAGTCTGAAGATTATGATAATGCTACCTTAGGAATTGGATATTCCTCACTTAATGTATTTGGTATCACTAACTCTCAGATTTCTGTAGGTGATTACTTCGTAATTACGGACAGTAATACCACAATTGGTGCTGGTCTAGCATTGACAGGAATTACAACTAGCACTGGTGGATTGAATAACTATGCAGAGTCTGTAGTTGGTGTTGCATACACAACTCTAGATGGTGTGTATAGAGCAGAAAGAGTCAGTGAATCTTATGCGGGAATTGTCACTGTAAGATGTATGTTTGCTTTCCAGAATAATGCTGCCATTCAAGTTAATGTAAATAATAATACAAATGGTATTCATGGTAAATATTCCTGGGGAAGAATCTATGATTTCCAGAATAGAGCAGTGTTCTCACCAAAACACTTTACTGCTGATTTAAGTAATGGTCTCACTGGTCTTTCAACTTCCGCAGATGTCTTCAGAACGAGAGGTCTGAAGTAACTGTAAATTTGTCCACTAAATAAAAGAAAAGTATTCTAGTAAAATGCCTGCGATAATTACTGAACAATTTAGGGTGATGAACGCCGAAACCTTCGTTAATAGTTTGGTTTCGGTAGGTAATACTGCTAACACTTATTATACTTTTATTGGTCAACCAAACAGTCTGAATGTTCAGGCAGGTGGTTCAGCAGATTGGAATAATGGACCTGCACCACTTGATGGATTTGAAGAAGAAAACTCCATCAAGGAAACGATTCTTGCTATGAAAAAGGTGACAAAGCAAGATGTTAGGAGAATGATTAGAAAGGTGAACTGGATTTCTGGTTCTACCTATGAGATGTATCGTCATGACTACAACATCTACAATCAGACTCCTGTAACTAATCAACCAAACCTTTATTCTTCTAATTTTTATGTAATCAATGAAGACTTTAGAGTCTACATCTGTTTACAGAATGGTACTGACCCAGAGAACCCAAAGGGAAGACCATCTTTTGACCAACCAACTTTCGTAGATTTGGAACCACGACCAGCAGGAACAAGTGGTGACGGTTATATCTGGAAGTATTTGTTTACCGTAAAACCATCGGAAATTGTAAAGTTTGACTCTATTGAGTTTATTCCTGTTCCTGAAGATTGGGGCACTAAAGGAGAAACTATTTCTACCAAGAACAATGCAATTGATGGTAAAGTAGAAATTATAACTATTACTAATAGAGGTATTGGTTATCAACCAATCTCAAAATCATTCACAAATATTCCAATCCTTGGTGATGGTGAAGGTGGAAAAGCAACTATTACTGTTGACTCATTTGGTAAAGTTTCCGAAGTATTTGTTACTGATGGTGGTAGTGGATATACAAAGGGAATTATTGAGTTTAATCCAGGTGCTCCAGGAATCCCATCAGAATTATCTAACTCAGGTTCATTAGCAACTTTCAATGTAATTATTCCACCTAAAGGTGGTCATGGATATGATATTTACAGAGAACTTGGTGCATATAGAGTCTTAGTTTACTCACGTTACCTAACAGATGAGTCAAACCCAGACATTATCTTAGGAAACGACTTTGCTAGAGTTGGAATCATTAAAAATCCAATGATTCTTGGTAGTGATACAGAAAAACTTACGACAGGTGAAGTAAGTGCATTGAACTCTTTAAAACTCTCTGGAGTTACTACACAAACAACATATCCAGTTGATTCTATTATTACTCAGACTACTGGTTTGGGTGTAACTGCTATTGGTTTTGTTGCTTCATGGGATGATGTAACAGGTGTTCTTAAATATTATCAACCTGTTGGATTAGCAACTGAAGGTGTTAACTACAAGATTAACAAGTTCTCATCATCTATTGCTGGTGGTGGTTCATTTAGTATTAATTGTCCTAAGGTAGTTGGTCCAGCACTCAGTATTGATACGGACTTTACGGGTATTAGTACCGTAATAAATAATAGGACATATCAGCTGGGCAGCAATTTTGTGTCTGGAATTTCATCAGCAGAGTATAACAAAAAGTCTGGTGAGATAATTTATATTGACAACAGAAGGGCAATTCCAAGGTCCACAAGCCAAAAAGAAGATATTAAAATCGTATTGGAGTTCTAAAGTCAAATGCCACAAAATACTAATTTAAATGTATCTCCATACTTTGATGATTTTGATTCCGAAAAGAATTATCAAAGAGTTCTATTTAAACCAGCAACTCCACTTCAGGCAAGAGAATTAACGACTTTACAATCCATTCTTCAGAATCAGATTGAAAAGTTTGGACAGCACTTCTTCAAAGAAGGTTCTGTTGTTATTCCTGGTCAAATTGCATACGATTCTCAATATACTTCTGTCCAAATTGATGAGTCACACCTTGGTGTTCCTGTATCTCTTTATATTCAAAGTTTAATTGGAAAGACAATTAAAGGTGAGAATAGTGGTGTAAGGGCAAAAGTTGAAAATTATATTACAAATACTGAATCAGAAAGAGACAATTATACACTATATCTTAAGTATCAAAGCTCTAGTGATGATGATTTTTCTACAGAAAAGTTTGTTGATGGTGAGAACCTTGTAGCAGAAGAAGATATTTTTTATGGTGTTTCTGCTATCAGAGATGGTTCCACATTTGCAACTACAATTATCCAAAATTCTACAGCAGTTGGTTCTGCTGTAAAGATTGCTGCTGGTGTTTACTTTGTTAGAGGATTCTTTGTAGAGGTAAATCCACAGACAGTAATTCTAGACCAATACACTAGCAATCCAACATATAGAGTTGGTCTATTAATTAATGAAGAATTGGCAGTTGCTTCCAATTCATATGAAGATTTATTTGATAATGCACAGGGATTTTCTAACTTCTCAGCACCTGGTGCTGATAGATTAAAGTTCGGATTAACTTTAATCAAAAAAGAGATTGATGATTTCAACGATGAAAACTTTGTTGAACTTCTAAGAGTAGAGAATGGTGTTCTTAGACAATTTGTAAAAGAGAGCAACTATAATTTAATTAGAGATGAGTTAGCAAGAAGAACTTATGATGAATCTGGTGATTACTATGTAAGACCATTTTCTCTTACTGTAAGAGAGTCTCTAAATGATAGAGTAGGAAATAATGGTGTATTTAATGAAAATCAAGCAACTAAGTCTGGAAATTCACCAAATGACAATCTAGGATCACTTCTTGTATCTCCAGGTAAAGCAGTAGTTCGTGGATATTCATTAGAAACTATTGATACAACTATTGTTGACTTTGATAAACCAAGAACAACTACAAAAGCAGAGAATCAGGCAATTCCATTTAGTGTTGGAAGACAAATTTTTGTCAATAATGTAAATGGTTCTGCTCCTGTTGGATTTGGTTCAACTTCCCAAATAGCACTATATGATACAAGAACATCACAGGAAGGTCTTGTATCTGGTCAGAAAATTGGTATTGCAAGACTATATGATTTAAAGTTAAGAAATGCTAGTTATGAAGGTGCTAATACTCAATTTGAAGCATCTTTATATGATGTTCAGACATATACTGTATTGCGTCTAAATGCTACAACAAACTTATCCAAATCAACATATATTGAAGGAAACTCTAGTGGTGCCAGTGGTTATGTTGTAGAAGATGTAGTAGCAACAGACTTAGTAAAACTATACCAAGTTTCTGGAACATTTAAAAAAGAAGAATCGTTATCATTTAATGGTATTTCTGATGGAAGAATAATTACAAATATTCGTGATTATTCTTTAGGAGATGTTCATCAAATTGCATCTGACAACTATGCTGTAGGTCTTGGAACATTTACTGCAGACCCAGTTTTATCTCAAGTAACTATTCTCACAGAACCTGGTGCTCAATTCAGTATTACTGCAGAATCTCTAGGTGTCAGTACAGTAACAAGTTCTAGTCCAGCACCATTTGTTGGAATTCAAACTGGTGATATCGTATCCTATACTAAGCAAGGTTTTACTATTCCAACCCTGAATAAAGTTATTGAAGTAACTCAAAGTGAAATTAAAATTGCAGAGACTACCGATTTAGCAAATATCAATGATGGTGCTCTTCCTTCTGTTGGAATCACTGCTAATGACTTTAAGAAAGTATCATTGGAAGTTCTTAATACTTCAAATGCTTTCTTGTTTGCTAAATTAAATCATAAAAATGTTGAGAGTCTTGATCTTAGCACATCTTCCATTATACTTAGAAAGTCATATAGTGTAAACGTTGTATCAAATGCGTTCTCTGCAACTCTTGAATCTGATATTGATTTAACTTTAGAACCATTTGATGAAGAAGATTACAGTCTTGCATATACTGCTGGTGATATTGAACCTCTTAATAACCAAAAGGTTGCTGTATCTGGAAGAACTATTGGTCTTAGTAACTTAACCCAAAATGGTCCTGCTATACTTACAGTTACCTATAAAAAAGTAAACACCACCGAGAAAGCAAAGACATTTAATAGATGTGAAAGTCTAATTATTAATGGTTCTAACCAGACCTCATCTGGTGTTGGTAGAACTACTCTTAATGATGGTCTAATTAACAGAGAATATTATGGATTAAGAGTTCAGGATAGAGACATATCACTAAATGTTCCTGATGTTGTTAATATTCTTGGAATTTATGAGTCTTCTACTGTAAATGACCCATCTCTCCCAAGAATACATTTTAGTGCGTTAAATTCAAGCATTGGAAACCTAATTAGAGGTGAAAGAGTCATTGGTTCAACCACTGGAGCAGTTGCAGCATTTGTTGCATCTGATGGCAATAATATTGCAGAAATTGTTTATCTGAATGAGAATAGATTTGCACTCAACGAAGAGGTTACTTTCCAAGAAACCAATATTACTGGAACAATTAGTGCTGTTGATGTTGGTGATAAGAATATCAAAGAAAACTTTATTCTAGATAATGGTCAAAGACCAGAAATTTATGATTATGCTAGGTTGATTAGAAAGTCTGGAGTATCTGCTCCTACTAAAAAAATTAGAGTAATCTACAACTCATATAGCATTTCTTCTTCATCGGAAGGTGACTTTGTATCTGTAGATTCTTATGGAAGAGACAGATACAGCAAAGATATTGCAACTATTAATGGTGTCAGAAATTCTGACATGATTGATTTAAGACCAAGAGTTACGCAATTTGATGTATCCTCGGCAGATAAGTCACCTTTTGAATTTAATGCAAGACTCTTTGAATTAAATGCAAACTCAAGTGATTCAATTGTAGCAAAAGATAGAACAATCAATCTATCTTACAATTTCTATCTACCAAGAATTGATAAACTATTCCTAACCAAGGAAGGAACGTTTACCATTAATAAAGGTGTTCCATCATTAGCACCAAAATCACCAAACAAGTTAGACTCTGCACTTGAAATTGCTACCATATATTTCCCAGCATATCTTTACAATACTAAAGATGCAAAAGTATCTCTATCTACACATAAGAGATATACCATGAAGGATATCTCTAGACTTGAGGATAGACTATCTAATGTTGAATTCTATAGTTCATTATCTCTTCTAGAGACAGATACCAAAAACCTTTCAATCAGAGACCCACAGACTGGTCTTGATAAGTTTAAGTCAGGATTCTTTGTAGATAACTTTAAGTCATATGATGGTGGTGACCTGTCAAACCCAGTTTACAGGGCATCTGTAGACACTGCATATGGTTACTTAAGACCACAACACTACACAACTTCGGTTGACCTAGTTGTTGGTTCTGAAGCAGTTATTGGCATTGGAACAACATCTAACCCAGATGTTGACCTGAGATTTGCTACTGATTTGGGTAATAGCAACGTCAAGAGAATTAATGACCTTGTTATCCTTAATTATAGTGATAAACTGTATGTAGAAAATAGATTTGCTACTAGAGTTGAGAATGTAAACCCATTCAATACACCAAGTTGGATTGGTAGTATTGAACTAAACCCATCTACAGATACTTGGGTAGAAACTAGAAGAACAGAAAGAACTGATGACGTTGAGGGCAACTTTGAAGCAACAATGTCTCAGTTGGGTGTAGATTCCAATACTGGTCTATCACCAGTCAATTGGAATGTATGGGAAACAAATTGGGTTGGTGTAAACAATGTAGAAGGACCAGTAATTACACAAATTCAAAACGGTTCTAGAATTGTTGATACTAGTGTCACTACTGATTGGTGGAGCAGAACAACTACAACTACTTGGGAAGATTCATTCACACAGTTCAGAAATGATACATTTACCACTACAACAGAACAATCTAGACAAGGTATTCAGTTTGGTGTAAGTGAGAGATTTGATACTGTAAATCTTGGTGACAGACTTGTCTCTAGAGCTCTCATTACCTTAATGAGGTCTAGAAATGTTGAAGCAGTTGCTAAAAGATTAAAACCATCCACTAGATTCTACGCATTCTTCGATAATACTGATGTAACCAACTTCATAGTTCCAAAACTGATTGAAGTCAGGATGATAAGTGGAACTTTCCAAGAAGGTGAAACAGTCACTGGATTTATACCAGTTTCTGGTACAAATAGGTCTATTACTTTCCGTCTTGCACAGCAAAACCATAAGTACGGTCCATACAACATTCCTATTCAAACATATAAGGAAAATCCCTATAATCCAAATAGCACACTATCTAATTCATATTCATCAACAACTACTGTTCTGAACGTTGATACTGCAAGTCTTGAGAATCAAGCAGATTCAAGATTCTTCGGTTCAATCGTTAAAGATATGCAACTTGTTGGTTCTGATAGTAATGCAGTTGCAACAGTTTCCGACATTAGACTTATCTCTGACTCTGCAGGAACCCTAATTTCTTCATTCTTTATTCCTGACCCAACTGTTCCATCAAACCCAACGTTTGAAACTGGAACTAAGACACTTAAGTTTACGACAAGTCAGGTCAATAGTGACGTTAAAGGTATCTCTGACAGTATGGCAGAGGCAAACTTCACTGCTAGTGGTAATACTGATAATATTGAGAATACTACTCTTAGAATTAGAAATGCTGAAGTTGAAAGAAACATTAGAAATGAGAATAGAACTCTTACAGAGACGGAAGATAGATTAGTTGCTAACACTATTACAACTAACAGATTGGAAACATCTAGAGTAAGGATTAGATGGGTTGACCCACTTGCTCAGACATTCCAGGTTCTTGATAATAATGGAATTTTTGTCACCAAGTGTGAATTGTACTTCCAGTCAATTGACCCAGGAAATATCCCTTGTACTTTAGAGATTAGAACTTCTGAACTTGGCCAACCAACACAGGAAATTCTACCTTTTGCAGAGGTCAGTCTCAATCCAAGTGAAATTAATGTTTCTGATGATGCATCAGTCCCAACAACGTTCACATTCCCTGCACCAGTATTCCTGGAAGGTGGAAATGACTATGCACTAGTCTTAATTTCAAATTCCAATGAATATAATGTCTGGATTTCCAGAATGACTGAGGTTGATGTTTCAACCAGCAACAAACCAGAAGCAGAGAAGATTATTGTTTCTCAGCAACCATCTCTTGGTTCACTATTCAAGTCACAGAATGGTGCTACTTGGGAACCATCTCAGTTAGAAGACCTTAAGTTCTCTCTTTATAGAGCAGAATTCACTTCACAGACAGGAAGTTTCCGTTTCTACAACCCAGATTTGGGTGTAGGCAACAGACAGATTGCATCATTGAGACCAAATCCAATTGTTGCTGAGTCTAAAGAAGTTCTTGTTGGTATGTCTGGAAGTCTAACTTCAACAGATGTTACCAATCTAATTCCTGGAACATCTATATTCCAGGCAAATTATCCAAACTTCTCTGCTAAACTCAAGAGTATTGTTGGTACGATTGGAATTGGAAGTGCTCTATCAATTACCAATTCTGGTACTGGATATACTAGCAATGCGACCTACAGTAATGCACCACTAACAACTATCAGTGGTAGAGGGTTTGGTGGTAAAGTCAACATCACAATTTCTAATGGTGTTGCAGTTGCAGCAACTGTATCTGTTGGTGGTACAGGATATGCCATGGGTGATACCCTGACAGTTGAACCACAATATACTGGAAACTTTGGTGAGAATCTCATCATTTCTATTCCAAATGATGTTGGTGTTATTACAGCATTCAATTCAATAATTGTTGACCAAGTACAGGATGAACTAAATGCTTCAGGAATTGGAAATGAAATCTCATATGTCAATCCTTCCAATGGTATTTCTACAATCAGTAATGGTTATGTAAATTACACTGAAACACTATCTGATGGTCTCCACTTTAAGGTTAACCATAATAACCATGGCATGTATGATGTTTCAAACAAAGTTACATTATACGGAATTGAATCAGACGTTGCTCCAGAAAAACTAAGTGCTGATTATAATCAGTCTTCCACTGCTGAGATACAACTTTCAAATGTTGGAATATTCACCTCATTTGAGAATCTACCAGTTTCTACTGATAATCCAGGTTATATTAAGATTAACCATGAAATCATTAAGTATACTGCTGTAGATACATCACTGATGCAACTCAGTGGTATTACTAGAGGAATTGATGATAATACTGATGATATCTATCCATCAGTTATAGTTGGTTTACATCCAGCTGGTTCACCAGTATTTAAGTATGAATTTAATGGTGTTTCATTGAGAAGAATCAATAGAACTCACTCTATGAATCAAGTTGATTCTAAGTATCCAATCGAAATGGATAGTTACTATCTCAAGATTATAACCAATGAGCAGGGTAAAGATAGATTGTTTGGTCCACCAAAACTTCACTTTAATGAAACTAAGACTGGTGGAACATATGATATGAATATTTCAGCATCTGGATGTAATATTCTTGGTGGTCCTAAAGCATCACAGAATGTTCAGTTTGATAGTATTAGACCTAATGTTCAAAGACTTCTTCCAGAATCTACAATCATTGATGCTAAGATTAGGACTGTAAGTGGTTCAAGTGTTGATGGTAGTGAAACACCATTCCGTAGCAGTGGTTTTGAACCAATCTCACTCAATTCAAATAATCTCTTCAATACACCAAGAATTATTGCTTCTAGAGTAAATGAACTTCAACATTTGCAAAGTAGCAATGGTTATAAGTCATTTGAAATGGAGATGAATCTGGCAACAACAGATACTAAGGTATCTCCAGTTATTGACTTGGATAGAGTTAATGTCATTACCACAATGAACAGAATTGACTCACCAGTTACAAATATGCTGAGTGATAAGAGAGTCAATAGTCTTTACGATGATCCACACTCTGCAATCTATGTCTCAAGAGTAATTAGATTGGCAAAAGGTTCTACTGGACTTAAGGTTTACTTTGATGCATATAGAGATGCAACCAATGATATTAGGGTAATGTATAGATTACTGAGACCAGATACTCCAGACAATCAAGAGTTGTTTGAATTTATGCCTGGTTTTGGAAATCTAGATAGTAATGGAAATATTCTTGATCCTAAGAATAATAATGGATTACCAGACAGACTAGTAAATCCATCTGCGTCTCCTTCTGATTTGAGGTCTTATGAATTTACTTCTAAGGAAGTTCCATTATTCGACGGATTCCAAATTAAAATTATCATGAGTGGAACAAATCAAGCATATGTTCCTAAGATTAAAGACTTGAGAGTAATTGCAACTATCTGATGAAACCAATCAAAGATAATAATGGTCTTCTCCGAGATGAGAAGACCAATGCTGTCATTAATATTAATGATGTTGAATATGATGCATATCTTGCAGAAAAAAAGAGAATACTTTCTGAAAAAAGAGATATTGACAATATGAAGAAGGATATTGATGAAATTAAAGATGCCCTTCACCTCATCCTTAACAAGCTAAATACATAAAAAGTACTTTTTGCTATGGCAGCAAAGATAATCAACCTAGTTGTAGAGCAAAATGCTGATTTTCAGGCAACTGTTACCATTTCAAATGATAACGGTACTAAGCTAAATCTGACTAACTACACTGCAGCATGTAAAATTAAAAAAAGTCCTTTGTCTAGCACAGTTGCTGGTACAATGACTGTATCTTTCGTTGACAGAGTTAACGGAAAAATCATGCTGTCTATGAACTCAACTACAACTGCAGCACTTCCTGGTGGAAGACATGTTTATGATGTAATTATCACATCTCCAACTAATTTTGTCACGAGAGTCATTCAAGGAAGTCTGCTTGTTAGCCCAGGAGTGAGTTGATGAGTAATAACTATGAAGTTACAGTAACATCTCCAGATTTAACAGTAAATGTTGACGATAGTGGTGCCTTTAGTGCTTCTATTAACTATGAAGCACCAACAAAAAGTATTCAACATACCAATTTAATACTTGATAATTTTTCATCTGGATTTGATGGCATCACAACGCAATTCCCTCTAACAGTTAATGGTGTTCCTTATTCACCATCCAATGAACAACAACTGATAATACAAATTAATGGTGTTGTTTTAAGACCAACTATTGATTATACAGTTTCTGGTTCAACCATAACATTTGTGATTCCTCCAAGTGGTGGACAAACATTTTCTGGTGTTGCATTACAAACAATTGCAGATTTAACCAGAACTGTTGTTTTTCATATTGATAATGGGTCTGTTGATATTCAACCAGGTAGTAAAGGACTACTAACACTTGATGTTGCTGGTACAATTGAAGAGTGGAGAGTTCTATCCGACCAAACAGGAGTCATTGCTATAGACATTGAAAAGTCAACATTTGATAATTATCCTAATAATTTTTCATCTATTGTGGGTAGTGAATATCCTGTTCTTATAAATCAGAATAAACGCAAAGATGAAGAGTTAACAACTTGGTCAAAAAACCTCGCACTTGGTGATGTGCTTAAATTTGTAGTTTTATCATGCACAGGAATTCAAAAATGTTCTGTATTTCTGAAGTTGAAACTTTAACATCACTTATTAAACATTATAAATAAATCTAGAAAGCATTCCAATAAACGTAAGATAGGAGACTTTATCAATGGCACTTTTAGTACCAGATTGTGGCGAACTTCAATCCCTAAGGTATCTCGTTAATAGTGATCACAGAATTCCTAGGAATCTGATTCTAAAACTATACTCTAGTTCAACGACACCTGCAGAAGGGGATGTTCCTTCACAAACAACTTATTATGAACCATATGATGCATCAGGTTCACTCGGTTATGGTGTTTCACCATCTAATGGATATCCTGGGGTAATTAATAACAGATTCGACCAGGACTATTCCAGACAGTACGGTATTCTCCTTAATGGTAATCTTTGGAATGTAAGAACGATTACCACTGCAATCGCAACTCCTACTGGTTCTGGTACAGTTAACGAGTATACAATCACTGTTGATAGCACAACCAATATTGCTGTTGGTCACTATGTAAGTGGTGGTGGTGTTGGTTCCAACGCAACTGTTGCTGCAATTGATGGAAACACAATCGTTTTAACTGTTCCTAACACATCTACGTTTACTAACCAACCACTTGAGTTTGGTGTTGGTACAACTACCGCATCATATCCTGAGCAAACTTTCACCTTCTCTTCTGCTGCTAATAACCAATATGGTTACTACCTAGTAAGAGCAAACAACCTTCCTAAGGAAATCCACGGTGTTGAGAATGCTACTTCTGTTTCTGAAGCAGTTGCAATTGGTAAGACTCTAACAACTGGTACTATTGGTCAATCATACCTGACTCTCTTCGATAAGAAGTATGAGCCAACCATCACTGGAACTGGTGGTGATTACGAACTAACAGTTAATGTTAACACTGGTATCACAACTAACCAGAGAGTTGAAGGTGTTGGTATTGCAGCAGGAACCAGAGTTACTGGTGTAACTGGAACTACAATTTACCTGTCTAAAGCACTGACTGGTTCTGCTTCTGGTATCGGTACATTCTATGAGAATGTTGGAGAGGATATCTGTGTAGGTATGGCAGTTACCCACAGCAACGTACAGGGTGAAGTTAATGCAATCACTCCTGGTACTAAGGTTACTGGTTTCGATGAAATCAGCAGAATTGTATATCTAGATAAGGAACTAGTTAACAACGTACAGACTGCTACAGGTGACCAAGTTAACTTCGGTACTTCTCACGTCACTGCAACTGACCACGGTCTACAACCAGGTGATGTAATTTACTTGGCAGCAGGTGCAGGTAATACAACTACCCAATCCTCAACTTACACTGTACACCGTTCACTCGACGCAAATACTTTCTCAACCGTACCTGCTCTTGCAGTTGGTGCAGGTGGAAGTTCCACAATCTACAGCAGCATCATGTTTGCTGAAAGATTTACAAACGGTCCATACAACATTCAGAACAACGGTGACCAAATTAAGGTTACCCTTAACATCAGCCTTGACTGATACATTTTACTTGATTTCATACTATATCATGGAGGGGTTGCGGAATCGTGGCCCCTCCTTTTCCTTGTTTTCACTAAAGAGAATGCGAGATGCCAGCACTTAATGTAGGAATAAATTCAACCTTTGAGCAGCAAAGACTTGTCATCAATACACTTGCAGTTGATGTCAATTCTATCCTTACTGGAACTGCTGGAATAGCAACGTACTCACCATTGTCGGGAATTGCATCTAATGCAGTTCGTCTAGGTGGTCAGTTACCAAGTTATTACCTGGATTATGGGAACCATACTGGAACACCAACCAGTTTATCTCAGTTTACTAATGATGTAGGTTTCATTACCTCATTTAACATTAACAGTGGAGTCACTGTTAGTGGTGTCGTGACTGCTACCACATTTGATGGTAATCTAACAGGTAATGTAACTGGAACTCTTTTTGGTAATGTTAGTGGTGGTACTGTAAGTGGTACTTTATCTGGTGATGGAAGCAATATTTCTAATCTAAATGCTTCTAGGATAACATCAGGCACCTTAAGTGCTTCACATATTCCTGTACTCAACCAGAACACCTCTGGAACTGCTGCAGGACTAAGTGGTAACCCAACTATCGGAATTACTTCTTTAACAGCATCAGGGAGGATTGTAGGTGCTGCTGTAGATAACGTAATCCCATTCTTATATTCCGATTTAAGTGACTTGCCAAGTGCAAGTAGTTATCATGGTGCATTTGCTCACGTTCATAATACAGGTTCAGCATACTTTGCACATGGTGGAAACTGGGAAAAACTCGTAAATTATAATACTGATTCGGATAATATATCCATTGGTGGTACATTATCTGCTGTTGGTGATGTCGTAGTTACTGGTATTGTAACTGCTACTAGATTCTTTGGAGATGGTTCTCAGTTAACAGGTGTTGGTGGTGGATCTGGTGGACTACAGATTTATGATGAATATAACCTAATTGGTACAGCATCTTCACTTAACTTTGTTGGTGGAAATGTATCAGCAAACTTTGTTAACGGTTATGTTACAGTTAACGTAAGTGATACTGATACAAATTATTGGGAAAGAAATAGTTCTGGAATTAGTACAACATCATATCTTGGTATTCAGACCTCAAATCCAAACTATTCATTGGAAGTTGGTCCATATGGAAGTACTGGTATTGATTTTTATGTTCATGGAAGAAGTTGGTTTAATAATCAAATCAATGCGCCAATTGTTGGTTTAGGAACACTTTCAATTAACTCGGAAACTAGGCTTTCCTCTTTACCTAGAATCGTAACATCAGAACTTGCAGTTGGTAACATCTCTACGACTAGAGTTCTTAATGTTACAGGTGATGCACATATTGGGGCAGGATTAACAGTCCATGGTGAACTTGATATTAATGATGATTTAAGAGTTAAAGATAACAAGTATATTACTATTGGTGATGGATTTGACCTATCAATTTATCATGATACCATTAACAGTCATATTGCCGACCAGGGAACTGGTTGTCTGATTATTCGTGGTAGTGATGTTGTAATTAAAAATGCAGCAGACAGCAAAGTATCTGCAGAATTTACAGGTGGTGCAGAAGCAAAACTTTTCTACGATAATACAGAGAAGTTTTCTACAGTTAGCACTGGTACAACCACTTATGGTACTCACTTCGCAACAAGATTTGCTGGTGATGGAAGTTTACTAACAGGTGTTATTTCTTCATCGAGTGTTGGTCTTGCAATTCAAGGTGCAGGAACTCCAGTTGGTACTGCTACTACATTAAACTTTGTTGGTGCTGGTGTAAATCCAACAGTTACTGGTGGTATTGCAACCATTGATATTTCTGCTGCAGTTGGTAGTGCAGGTAGATTTAAGGATGGTACTTCAGGTATACATACAACAGCACCTGTTGTAGGTTTAGGTACAACTAATCCAAAAACACAACTCCAGGTTGGTGATGTTTATGGTATAGAAGTCTATAGTGGTATTACATCAGTCACTGCTGGTGTTGCAACTGATGGTGTAGGTGGATGGACTATTGCCGATACAGATTTCCTAAGTGTAGATTACAGACTATACTTTAACTACAATGGCACAGTTCAAACCCAGAGAGCATCAGTGATGCATGATGGAACCACAGCATATGTTCAACCATATGCAATGATGATGACAGGAAATACTGCAGTAATGTCAATTGATGCAGTAATTTCAAATGGACAAGTAATTCCAAGATGGACACCAGGAACTGGAATAACTGGTATTGTTACATATAGAGTAGTAAGGGAGTCAATGCTATGATTTTAGACTGGACTGATGAAGAGAATATTGAAGCACTAAATCAAGCATATCAAAATGAGATTGCTGAGTTAGAGAAAGTTCCCGATGACCCCACAGCAAGGATTCAGTATGTTATTGGGTGCGAAAATGCTTCGGATTGGCAATATGTCCATCAAGTGTTAATCACTGATGGTACTACTGAAAATATTCTTCCAACAAATTCAATAAATTGTGTAGATGATTGTAAGCATAGTCCTGTAAAAGGAAGATATATTTTAACTCCTGAGCAAGCAGAAACAATAAAGCAGCATCCAAAAGTTAAATATATTCACCCAGATTTTAGCAGATACCAGGGAACATATAAACCACCTACACACGAAATTATATGCGCTGCTAAGTACAATAGGTATAACAGTAATAGAAGGCAGTATAGGGATATGCAAGTATCCATGCCATATACACCTAATGATGCAGAAGCAGGACGTAGTGGATATCAGCTATCTAGGTGTATGCAAGTTGATGACCCTTGGTGGGGTGAAACTGGAACATATCAAACAAAGAATGATGTTGTTTTAAATCAAAAAATTCAGCAATATGGTGATGCTTCTGATGTTGATGTAATTGTTACAGATACTGAAGCATGGTATGGGCATCCAGAGTTTATTAATACCGCAATAAGAAGTACAGCAACTAATGATGGATATAATTCCACTGGTTCTGGTCCTTCAAACTATAGGGGTGGTAATGTTTTGCCTGGTAATGGTTATTGTGACATTTTAGACATTTACTTAGACGCACCATATTACATCGATCCAGATTTCTTTGATGCTGACCCAGGAAATAGATTAGAAACTAGATGGGATGGAACTATTGTTCCTGTTGAATCTGTAGCAAGAAGTTGGTGGTCTAGTAATTCACTATCTTCGAGATCATCAAAGTTTGTAAGTCCAAGTAATGGTGGTACTGCCACTGGACTTAACGATTTTGGTGTAATTAATAGTGGTAGTCAATGGACCTCTTATACCAGAGCAAGAAATAATGGTTCAAATAGTGCATACTGCACAGGAAGTGAAACTCATGCTACTCAATGCATGGGTGTTTGTTATGGAAGGGGACAAGGATGGGCATATAATGCAAACAAGTGGCATATAAACAATGTTGGGAACAGTGCTGTTAGTATTGAAGGATCTGCAGATTTAATTAAAGTATTCCACAACTGTAAACCTAATAATCCATCTTATGGAACAAAAGACCCAACATTAACAAGTAATAGTTGGGGTTATCGTTCTACTTCTCACTCTACCGTTTATAGTGCTGGTTCTAATTATGTGTTTTTCAGGCATGGTCAAGGAACTGGTAATGTATCTACAGCATCTGCGTCATATAGTAGCTCAACTACTATGCCAAATTGTCTTAAAACTGTTGGATATTATGGTGATGGTGGTAGAATGAAGGGAGAAATGCTTCCTAATTCTTTGTTAACAGCATGGACTGAACTGGTTGATGCTGGAGTTATCACTGTAGTTGCTGCAGGAAATTCAAACCAAAAGCAAGTTCAACCAAATCATCCAGATTTTGATAATTTCTGGACACATAGTGGAACTGGTGGTGGAGGTGGTTCAAATACTAATTTACTTGCAAATACTCATTATGAGTTTGGTGTTGAATGTTATAACACAATGAACAGACCTGGATTCCCACAGCAGGTTGGTAGACATACAGATTCTAATGGTAACGTTGTACTGAACAAGGTTATTAATATGGGTGCATTAGATTATCAGTATCAATCAACTGGGCATGAGAGAAAAGTAAATTATAGTGATATGGGCAATGGTATTGATTGTTATGCACCAGCAGATGATGCTTTAGGTGCAACTAGAGGAAGTTCTGGTGAAGGAATCCATCCAGAGACATATCCTGAACTCTCTGTTACAGCAGTCGATAATGATTTTGGTGGTACGAGTTCTGCATGTCCAGTAGCAGCAGGATTGATTGCAACTAAACTGCAGTATAACAGGGCATGGTCTTGGAGTGATGTAAAAACTTGGATTCTAAACTTAACCCAACAAAATACAAGTAAGTTTTATGTTGGAAATGAAGCAACAACAGTTACTTCTAATGATTGGCAAGATACCGTCCATCTTAACGGAGGTAGTCCTATCGTCATATATGACAAGGAAACAGGACAAGAGCCTTCTGGTGGTTTTGGAAGTATTCAATCTAATACTTATTCAATCACAGAAGGAGATACAATTAATGTAACAGTACATGCAGTTGGTGTTTCTGCTGGAACATATTATTATTCTGTCGAAAGTATTCCAGGTGAAGATTACACAGTTCCAGGAGATGGATTTAGTCCTACAGGAACAACAGGCAATATTTCTTATAATGGTACTGGAAATATTACCTTTAACATAGTTACAACTACTGATTTAATTACAACTACAGACGCTAGAATAAGAATTAGAATTCGGGAAAATGCTGTTAACGGACCAATCGTTGCAACTACTGACGATATTATAGTTACTGGAACATTAGATCCAGTACCATTCCAGTTTGCGTCTGGTGGAGCTCAGTGGGGTGGTGGTGTCATAGTGACTTTTCAACCCTAACTAAATAGTAAAAAGTTCTAGTGTTTACTTGAAATATGTTTGACGAAGAAATTCTAGAAACACCTGGGTTTCAGGAAGAAAAAGACAAACTTCCTAAAGAACCAGAAGGGGATGTAGATAAGGAATATGTTGTCGTTTGCCATACCAGTGAAGGATGGCAAACGATTCACAGTCTCATCATGGAAGAAAATACTTCCGAGGACTATATTCCTAATACATCAAAGCAGTGCTGCAATGATAAGAAACATAGTCCTACTAGAGGAACCTATATGATGACAGACTCTGAGGCAGAGGAACTCAGGTCTCATGAATTAGTTGAAACTGTAAATATTAATCGTTCCGCATATCCAGGAACATATAAAATTGATCCTGCTCTAATGAAAGATGGAATTGGACCACAATATAGGTATGCTTCAAATGTCAAACACCAAAAAGACCCTACTTTTCCATCTACTCCTACATTAGCAGATTTAAATCGTGCTGGATATGGTATCTTAAGACATTCCTCGTATCAAGATCCTTGGTATGGAAGTTCAGCATCTACAGTAATTAATGATAGAGCTCAGCATTATGGTGCTGGTGAAGATACTGATATCATTACTGTTGACGAAGATATGTGGTTTGGGCATATCGAATTTCAAAATAATACAGGAACTGGTCCAACTAACTACAAGGGAGGAAATGTTCTTCCAGGAAATGGAACTTGCGATGTGCTATGTTTGGTGAATGATTCACCATATTATATTGACCCAGATTTCTTTGATGCTGATCCAACAAATAGATTAGAAACTAGATGGGATGGAACAATAGTCCCAACGGAAAGTGCTGCTAATGGTTGGTGGCGTAATAACTCATTGTCATATAGGTCATCAAAGTTTGTAAGTCCATCTAATGGTGGTACTGCTACTGGTAATAATGATTTCGGCACTATACTTGTTTCATCTAGTTATACTAGAGCAAGACAAAATGGATCCAATACTGCATATCAAACTAGTGGTGGAAGTCATGCAACATCTTGTGCTTCCTTAGCATATGGGAGAAATTATGGATGGGCATACAATGCAAATAAGTGGCATATTGCCCTTATGGGTTCTTATGCTGTAGATGAAGAAGATATTTTTGATATGATAAAAATATTTCATCAGTGTAAACCAATAAATCCCACATACGGAAATAGAGACCATACATTATGTACAAATAGTTATGGTTATAGGTCTTATACTCCACCATCTAGTGGATATTACTATTATGAGACCCCCAATGATGGTACTGGAGGGGTTTCCTATTCATCAAAACCTAAATTTCTTAGTAATTTTTATCAAAGTGATATTAGATCTGAGATGCTCCCCAATTCATTACTAACTGCTGGTAATGAAATGATTGATGCTGGTGTTATTTTTGTGTGTTCTGCAGGAAATACTAGACAAAAACTAGTGAAGGCAACCCACCCATCTTGGTATAACTATGTTTCTACTAGTAATAACCACACTATGGCAGATACACAATTCACTGCTGGTGGATTCGATTGGGTGAAATCTGTAAATAGACAAGGATTTCCAGGTCAAATTGGTAAAGTTGGTGTTGGAACAAATACTGTTTATAGAACTTTTCCAATTGGATGCCTAAGTGGTGGACACCGTTCAGATGGAAGAGAGCAAAGAGCAGTTTACAGTAATATGGGTAATCTAATTGTTGGATTTGCTGCTGGTGATAGGCAAATATCAGCATGTGATGACAACGCTGGTTCTCGTAAGAATCGTTATGATGCTTATTATACTCTTAATGGAGTTCAATCTGTAGAGTCTGAAGATAGAGAATTTAATGGTACAAGTGCTGCATGTCCAATAGCTTGCGGATTCTTAGCAACTAAAATGCAGCATAATAGAACTTGGGACTGGCAAGATTTGATGAACTGGATTAATAGTTTGACTCCAGTCAATAGTTCAGAATTTTATTATGGTAGTGAATCAACTTCTGCTACAGATACTAACTGGGATGATGATTACAGTATAGAAGGTCATCCTGGATATGTATTTTATGATGCAACAACTGGTGGAAATGAATCTTCTTATAGGTGGGATGCTGCTTCTGGTAATGTTGCTACACAAAATCCTAAAGAAGTAACAGAAGGTGGTACTGCAACTGTCACACTCTCCACTAATGCACCTGACGGAACTTACTATTACGTTGTTGAAAAAGATGACCACCAATCTGATATTCAATCAAGTGATTTTGATACAGGTGGAGGTTACTTAGGAATGTCTGGTGCATTCTCTGTTTCTGGTGGTGCAGCAACACTTAATTTCAAAATTGCAGCTGATGCAGTTGCAGTAAATGAAACAGAATCATTTAGAGTTAGAATTAGGAGTGGTAGCACTACAGGACCTGTTGTTGCAACTTCACATGATTTTATAATTTTAGATTCTTCCTCTGGAGGAGGAGGTGGTGGTGGAGGAGGAACACCAGCAACACCTTTCGTTTTTGCATCAGGTGACGGTCTGACATTTACTGGTGTCAGCATAAGTTTCTCTTGATAAATAACTAAAAGTAGTATTCCCATCAGATGGCAAATAAAGGATTTGGTGCAGAGAAAATTAATCTAATCGGTGGTGGGACTCCTAATATTAGTAGTCCTAACGACTTGAATTTAACTGCAGATAATGTTGCAATCAGCACCAATGCATCTATCGGTGGTAATTTGACTGTTTCTGGTGGAGTTTCACTACCGAGTGGTATTGTAACCTCTTCTGGATTTTATGGTCCAATTTATATTGAAGAAAGTACAGATGATGACGTATTTTATGATATACCTTTTCTAAATTCTACTGGTTCTGCAAATAATTATAGGCAGTTGCAAATTGACGCAGGTCAATTGCAATTTAATGCATCAGATAATTCACTAAGATTATATGGTGCTATGTATGCCAGTAGAGGATTTTCAATTGGTATTCAATCTGCTGGAACAACCATTGTCGATCAAGGAAGTCAATATATTGAAGGCATAAACTTTGCTGGTGCAGGAAATACTATTACATATAATAGCTCTTCAAGGTATGTAACAGTAGAAATTGCAGGTGGTGCTGGAGCAGGTGTTGGTTCGGATACTAATGTAAACACAACTGGTATTATTACTGCTGCTGCATTTAACAGTCCTTACTACAACTCTGGAGTACCCTACATTGGTGTAGGTGCAGGAGCAACTCAAATTGAATTCCAAGCACCAAATGTTGCTATTACAACTGACATGACTGTTGGTGGTGCTATTAATGCTGCTGGTGCAGTTTTTAGTGGTATTGCTACAGGAACTTTTGTCGGTGATGGTTCTGGTCTAATTGGACTTGCTGGTATTGGTTCTGGTATCCAGGTTATGGATAATGGAACCCTTGTAGGTATGGCTCAGACCATTGATTTTGGTACTGATCTAACTGTATCAAATATTTCTGCTGGTATTGTAACTGTTAGCAATGCAATCGACCTTGTAGGAATTGATACTGCTGGTGTATCCATATTCAATCATATTGATGCCTCAGGTATTATAACTGCAACATCTTTTGATACTATGGGTGGTGTTGGTCAATCACCAGTCATTAATTCTGGTATATACACCACTCTTACACTAAATTCACCTACTGTTGCAATCAGTACTGATTTGACGGTTGGTGGTAACCTAAGCGTAACAGGAACAATTAATGGAAGTAATCTGGGTGGAACCCTAGCACCAGATGGAATTAATATGCTGGGGATGAAGTATCTGACTTTCTATAAAGATAACAGTACTGCATATTCAAGTCTTAATTCACAATTGTATGGTACTTCCTATGGAACTACCATTTGGACAGAATATTCCAGTGGCAGTGCCAGTGACGGAATTAGAATCGGAACTAAAGATTTAACCATAGAACCCCCAAACCTATATGGGCACATGGCAAGGTTCATTTGGAATGGACCAGTCTACTTAAGCTGGGGTGGTCATATAGGAGATGGAACTGAACATAAGCATAAATTTGCAACCAGTGGAATTGGTGTTTCAGTTCTATACACGAACGGTACATATGGTCATATGGATGTTCGTGATATCAATGCGGTTGGTGTTGTTACTGCTGTAGGATTCTATGGTGATGGTTCTGGACTGACTGGAGTTACTGCAACTGGTTCTGGTATTGTCGTTAAAAATAGTGGAACATTAGTAGGTACAGCAGCAACTGTTGATTTTGGAACTAATCTTTCTGTATCTGCAGTCTCTGCTGGTGTTGTAACTGTTACTGCTAGTGGATCTGGTGGTGGTGGAAGTACAGCAGGAATTGATACTGCTGGAGTTTCACACTTCAATCACATCAATGCAGTTGGTGTTATTACAGCAAATACATTTGCAAGTTATGCTGGTGGTGCATCTTCTATTACTAGTCCTGGTGCCTTAACTATTGCTGCACCTCATGTTGCTATTACAACCTCAGTAAGTATCGGTGGTACAGCAAGTATTGGTGATACTCTCTCAATGTTTGATGATGATTTAAAAATCTTCAAAAATAACACTAGTGGAAATGTTGTAATTCAAGAACTTGGTGGTGGAAGTCTTAATATCAATGCCAACGACTTACAAATAAAAGATTATCTTGGTCAAACAAATAAAGCAAAATTTATCTCAGGTGCTCAAGTAGAGCTCTACTTTGCCAACATTAAGAGATTTGAAACCACTGGTGCTGGTGCAACTGTATATGGATCTCTAAATGCAACTCAGTTTGTTGGTGATGGTTCAGGTTTAACTGGCATTGTAGCACAAGGAACAGGAATTGTCATCCAGGATGAAGGGTCTTCTGTTGGTACAGCAGGAACAATTAATTTTGTTGGTGCTGGTGTAACTGCATCCCTTGCTAATGGTATTGCAACTATTGAAGTCACTGCCACTGGAGGAGGTGGAGCAGACCCAGTAGGAACTATCGTTGCATGGTCTGGTTCTGTTGCTTCTATCCCATCTGAATATCAATTATGTGATGGTTCTGCTGCATCAACAACTGCACTACAAGCAATCACTGGTGCTAATGTTCCAGACCTAAGAAATAGATTTGTTGTTGGTGCTGGAACTGATACTGCAAATGTATGGGGATTTGATGTCAATACAGGAGAACAAACATTTACAAATAGTCAATCATCTGTTGGTGTAGGATCGACTGGAGGTGTCCTTTCCCATTCATTGACTACTAACGAAATACCATCTCACACACATAATTATACTCAGTTCCAGTCTGCAGGAAATGCTCAGTCTGGTAGTGGTGCTGGTACGGGTGGTTATGGTTCTAACAGCAGCACATTGTCTGTTGGTGGAAATGATTATCACGAAAATAGACCACCATATTATGCACTTTGCTATATTATTAAGCATAGTGCAACTACTAGTGGTGTTGGAACTGGAGGAGGTGGTGGTGGAACCACACAGAACCTCTTTGAATCCATTGCAGTTTCTGGTCAGAGTAATGTAACTGCTGATAGTGCAACTGATGTGCTGACACTCGTTGCTGGTAGTAACATGACTATCACAACAGATGCAGCAACTGATACTATCACCTTTAACTCCACTGGAGGTGGAGGAGGTGGTGGTGGAGGAACCAGTGGATCGCACTCTTGGACTGCTGCTTCTCTAACCTCAGAGAATGTTGACACAGTAAACCTTTCTACTGATAGTTTCAGGGGTGCTGAGTATCATATTCATGTTGAGAACTCTCAAGGAATACAATCTCAGAAAGTTCTAATCATGCAGGATGGAACTAATGCATATGCTAATGAATTTGCAATTATGCATGATAACAATTTGCTTGTTTCTATTGGTGCATCAGTTAGTGGAGGCAATTTCTACTTAAGTGCTACACCAGAATCTGGTGTAACTGGTGTTACAACTCTCAGATATCTTAAGACTATCATTAGTTGAATAGGAGGATAATAAATGAACGTACCATCTTCAACAGAAAAGAACGTATATAGTGTCGGTTGTGAGACAGAAGAAGATTGGATTTATATTCGTGATGCTTTACTTGATGAAAATTGGTTAGATGATGAAGAAATACCAACTGAAGCATGTGAGTGTGTAAGTGATAAAAAAGTAGGACACACTAGAGGCATCTTTATGTTGACAGATGCCGAAGCAGAGCAACTTAAACAGCATCCTAAAGTTGAATATGCTCACCATGATAGTTCTCATTACCAAGATTATTATCGACCACCTCTTGAGGAAAGATACTTTGGTATAGATTATGGTCAAAAGTATCAGTGGAGATGGGAAAACAGAGTATTAATTGAAAGAGCAAATCAGTCTCAATCAAATTTCTATCCAGATCAGAAAACACCACGTCAACTCAATAAAGCAGGTTGGGAATTAGCTCGTCCAGCAGCAAAAAGAGACCTTTGGCATTATCTTAAAGAGGTTAATGGTTTAAGTGGTGATGTAACTGGTTATTCTATCAATGCTAGATTGGCAAGAACAACAACTGGTGAAGATGTTGATATGATTGCCTGTGATACAGGAACTTGGTGTAGTCATCCAGAATTTATCAATAATCTTCCTGGTGTTGAGTATCCAAGAAATTATAAAGGTGGTAATGCTTTAGACCCTAATGGTGGTTCTGCAGTTTTAGACTTATATTTACATGGTCCATATTATATTGACCCAGAGTGGTTTGATGCTGACCCTGCAGATAGATTAACAGTAAGATGGGATGGGACTGTAATTCCAGTAAGATACTGGGCTAATAAATGGTGGTCTGATAGTGACAGTCGTTCTCCTCAATTTAACAATGTTGCTGAAGTTGGTATTGGTTATAGTTACTATGAGCAATGGTCTATCGGTGATTTATATGGTAATGGTGGTGCCGAATCTCATGGTACTTCAGTTGCCTCTCAGATGTATGGAAGAACTCATGGATGGGCATATAATGCCAATAAATGGGCAATAAGAACAGATATAACTTCATTTGATGATATGTTTGATGCGATAACTATATTTCATCAAAATAAACCAGTAAACCCAAAACACGGAAATAGAAACCCAACAATATGTAATCATAGTTGGGGTTATGTTAACCCCGAAATGGGTGCTGGATATCAGTATAGAACTGGACACCACTGGTTTAGACCAAGTAGTGCAACTGTTACTACTACTGCTACTGAATGGTCTATTGCTCCCTCACCAACATCTTGGTACACTGCAGTTCAGCCAAACCATTCACAAAATGCAAAAGAACAGTGGTTTAGGTATCTTGGTTATTATGGATACGGTTCTACGTTCCCATGTGAACTACTTTCTCATGGTGATTTAACTGCTTCCACAAATTGTTTTAATTCTGGAGTTATTCATGTTGTTGCTCCAGGAAATTCAAACCAGAAAATGGTATTTTCTGACCATGAAGATTATAACAATCATTTTGCTCCAAATCGAGATGATGCAACTAGATCATTTAATAGTAACACACTTACACTCAGTGGTAAGACTTATTATAGGTCAACGAACAGAATAGGTTATCCTGGTCAATCTGGTAGGTATTATGATGAAGGAAAGTATAAGTACAAAGGACTAATTGTTGGTGCTCTTTCTGATATGTGGGGGACTGATAATGGAGTCTATAAAGAGTTTAAAGTAGACTATAGCAACATGGGTGAAGTTGTTGATTGCTACTGTGCTGCACATGACACACAGGCAGCAACCAATAAGGAGTTTGGTGATAATAGTAGTTGGAGACGAGCAGATAATGAAGCTTTCTATGAATTATATAATGTTGGTGCTGCATCTACTTATACTTCAAGTTCGTATATAAGTGGTTTCAAGGCATATACAGATACAGCAACCAATAGAGGTGGTGACCCAAATGCAAATAAGTATTGGGGTCTCAGTAGTCCAAATGATTGGCCTGACGTTTTAGGTCAAGCTCCTCAAAACCATGGAAGTAGTAGAGTTGTAGTTGGTCCTAACTCTTGCGGTAGAGGATTGGGAAGACCTGAAACAATTATATTTAAATCAAATACTGGTCATCGTTTTGCAACTGGTGGTAGTCTTAATTATCCAACAGTAACTTACACTGGAATTGCCGCAACTTTCCGTGGTCGTGTTGGTATTCAAACTACAGAACCAGAACCAGCAACAAACTATTCAACTCTTGCTGATTGGAGATGTTATAGATGCGATCTGCCATTTACTTTTAATTATTGTGGTATTACTACCAATAGAGTTGGAATTTCTCCATGGGGAGTTCTTGAAATCGGTGGTGAAGGTTCACATAGTAAGACTAGTACCGAGGTTTCTTGGATACACCATGGTGGAGTTCCAAAGTGGGGACAGATTGCCCTTAATCATGGGCATGTAAGTTCTTATGTAGGTATTCGTACAGAGGTTTTAGGAGTATCTCCAAATAGACAATTCTGGGTTAGATATGAGTCTAAAGATGGCAGTGGACATACCAGTGGTGATATGGACACTGTATGGGAGGCAGTTTTTACTGAAAATTCTGGTGTAGTAGATTTCCATGTAGAAACTAATACTCACATAGGGGAGGTCACTCAGACTGTAGATAATGACTACTTCCATGATGATTGGTTTAGTGGAACAAGTTCTGCTGCACCTATTGCTTGCGGTATCGTTGGAACTAAATTGGAAGTTAATAGAACATGGGATTATGCTGATGTGAAGAACTGGGTTACTACAAAAGTTGGTATTTCAAGTAGTGATGAGTTTTATTATGGTCCAGAAGCACCAAGTGGAACTAATGCACGCAATGATACTTCTTGGGCAACGGTAACCAGTCTTCATGGAGGTCAACCAATTATATTATGGAATGCACCAACTGACAATGACCCACCTATTGAAAATCAATTACAGATTGATATTGGTAGCAATTTAACCATTGAAGGTGGAACCAACAATTTAAATATTACATACGAGGAATAAATAGTTAAAAGACTCAAACAATGGCAAATAAAAGTTTTTCCGTTAGAGAATTTGAGATTGTTGGAAATACTGGCAATTCTAAATTAACATCTACCGAGTATATTGAACTTAATACACCTAGAGTTGCTATTAGCACTGACTTAACTGTTGGTGGAACAGTGAGAAGTGATATAAGTCTTCCAGCACATAGTTTAACTGCTCTTCAGGCAAACATAACAGGGGTTACAACCATGTCCTCTGTCAGTGTTGTTGGTGTATGCACGGCAGCATCTTTCTCTGGTTCTGGAGTAGGTTTAACTGCGTTATCTGCACCGCAACTTACTGGTTCTTTACCTGCACTAGATGCATCATCACTTACCAATACTGTTGGAACTATCACTGCTGGAGCAGGAGTAACAATAAATCAAGGGACGGGAACAGTACATGTATCCCAAGGAATTACTTATGTTATTGGTGGTGGAACTAGTGGATATACCATGATTGGTCCAGGAGTTCTATCTTCAAGTTTAAATCCAACCATTTATTTACATAGAGGATTTGTATATCTCTTTAACAATACTACTGGTACTAGTCACCCATTCCGTATTCAATATACTGGTACAACAACTGGATACGGTAGCACATGGATAACTGGAGATACAGCAGGGACTCAGATGTTTGTTGTTCCTCATGATGCTCCAAGCACTCTTGAATATCAATGTACTATCCACCCTGGAATGAAAGGGACATTTGTTATACCTTCTTGACAAGACTATTCATATATGATTATAATGAGTCTGTGGACGGTCAAGGGTTACTTATACCTTAAAATACTAGATTCTAACTAACCTAAATAGTCAAATATGGAAGGTTTCTAGTGACTTGTAAGGAAATAAAAGTTACTAAGAATATTCAGGGTGTTGCGAGTATGCCCTGTCTAGAAACCTTTGTACGCATTAGAGAGAGGATGCGTTAAGTATGGCTCTCTTTCAATACAACTTAGGCAGTGAAATTCCGTTTAATAGTATTGATTATGGATTTATTAATGAAACACCTACAACCCCATCGGAAGACCACGGAGATTTAGAAGTAATTGCTCAGACTGCAATTGCTCCAGATGATATTGTCTCCACATATAGTGGTAGTCTTAACACCGTAACTATTGCTGATACTGGAACTGGATCTGGTGAGTTTGGTGGATTTAATGTAGCAAGACATATTAAATTTACTGGAGCTGGCACAAGATCATTCACTTTTGCATTTGATACGAGTAATCGTGAAGAGATAACTTTCTCAGTTATTCGTGGTACTGATTCAAATGGTGGTGAACTTCCTGATACTGGTGAAGACCTTTTATTTGAATATTCAACTGATGGTGGAAGCACTTGGACTGGAACTCAGATTTTAGTTGCAAATAATAATACTGCATTTAATACTTTAAATGATGTTACTGTAGTATTACCTACAGCAGCAAGAGTATCTAATGCACGATTTAGAATTAGACAAGCAAATAACAGTGGTTCTAATTATGACCAGTGGGGTATAACTGCGGTTACTATTGGTGGTGAAATATTTACTACTGAAGATTATGGATTCTTAACACCTGCAAGGCAGACTGTTCCATACGGTAGACTCAAGATTGTTCAAGAGTTTGCTGACGACAGACTACTCAGGAATAGTGTTGGTGGTGTTGTCTTTGCCCTTGGTGGTGAAGCAAAAATCTTTACATTACCAATTCACGTTGGTAGAGGATTCCTCCGTCTGGATGGTACGGAGTTTACAAGAATTACTCTGCGTTACATCGGAAGTGGCACATTCAGCCACTTCGGTGGATCTGCAGAGGCAGTATCGAATGCAACACCAGCACAAACACCACTCTTCACGGTTGCTGGTGTTGCTACCGAAAAATTTGGAAAAGGAAATTATACAGCAACAGGTCAGTTCTCCGCATTCACGGGTGCCGCAGAGGTCGTATCCATCAGTGGAGCAACAAGACAAGACCTATTCAGAATTAGAGGTGCAGCACACGATACTCACACAGAGAATTACGTTGGTGAGGGTAGACTATTTGCTGTACAAAGTGCTTCAGAAGCATTTAAAGTCGAAGAGAAGGCAAGTGGTCTATTCTCCTTTAAAGGCACCTCCAAAGAGACTATACAGTCAAATAACGTTGTATCTGTTGAGACTCAACTATCTGGTTCTGGTGCAGAGTCAATTACACCTGCTGTACAACCAGGTTCTGGAGAAGCAACCTTCAGTGGTGCAATCACGAATGAGCATGTAAGGTTCCATCAATTTGGTACTGGTACATTATCTTCCTTCAGTGGAACTGCAGAAACAAGCAACAGAGTTGTATTCAGTTACAATGAAAGTTCTGTTGTTAATGCAGAAACTCTTGATTATGGACTTATTACTGAAGGATTTGCTGATGAACCAATCAATAATTATGCAAATGTACCAATTAGTACACTTGCAAATGAGGTAGTATCTGAGTTTGGAAGATATCCAAATAGAGAGGAATTTGGTCATATTTCTATTGACCCAGAGCAGTCTATTAATACTCCTGGATATAACCATGTTGATTATGGTTATATTAATACCACCAATAGATTCCCATTCGGTAAGTTCCAATCTGAAGATGGTGGAGACTTAACTTATGAGTCTGCAGCAATTGGAATCAGAGTCAGACCTATTACACCTGGTCCAACATTCAGATTTGAAGGTACTGCAGGTATCTTTACACTACCAATTCATAAAGGTGAAGGATACTTCAGATTTGAAGGTAAGTCTGTTGTTAGAATTAGAGCAGTCTACTACGGATCTGGTAAGTTCAGTAACTTCGGTGGTAGTGCTGAAGCAACTTCAAATGCTGATTCTGGAAG